TAATAGAGAAACAAAGAAGTATAACTACCATAATAGAGTAATTATGCTTGAAGCTAAGGGTGCAGAGTCCTCAGTTCGTGGATTGAATAAGAATAATATTCGTCCAGATGTTATAATTAATGATGATGTCCAGACTAGGGAAAATGATGCGTCCTTATCTGACAAGAAATCATTATTATCATGGCTTATTGCTACTCTATTTAAAGCTATTGATGTAAAAGGTGATAGATTAATTATCTACATTGGAAATATGTATAGTGATACATGTATTCTAAAGAAGCTTAAGGATTCCTCTAGCTGGATTAGTCTGATTACTGGTGCGATACTAGAAGATGGTGAGCCATTATGGCCTGAGCTACATTCTATTGACTCTTTAATGGAGTCTTATCTACATGATGAGAGCTTAGGAGAAGCTGATATATGGTTTGCTGAGGTCATGAATGACCCTAGAAGTGATACTACCTCTCTACTAATGAAGCCTCTACCCGAGTGTCCCTTCTCCGAAGATATAGTAGCAGATGGAGTGTTTATAACAGTAGACCCTGCAGGCTATAGGGACATAAGTGATGATAATGTTATAGTAGTACATCATATTTATGAAGGAAAAGGCATAGTAGCTAAGACTAAAGCTGGTAAATTTACTCCAGAAGATACTATTAAGTTCACTTTAGAGATGGCTTTAGAGTATGGAGCTACTGCAATAGGGGTTGAAACTACTGCTTATCAACAATCTCTTAAGTTCTGGATGGAATATTATATCAATAAGTTAGGTATTAAGGGTATTACAGTAGTAGAATTAGGTTCACATGGTAGAAGTAAAGAGTCTAGGATTAGAGCATGGATACATGAAAGCCTAGATGGTAACTATTTCCATGCTAATGCAGAAGAAAGAGCCTTATTTATCTATCAAGCTATGGCATATAAGCTAGGTAAGAAGAAGAATAAGGATGACTTACTAGATGCTACAGCATACGGATTAGATATGCGTAAGGATTACTGGTATTTAATTACTAATAATAAGCAAGTTAAGAGCATAGCAGGGCAAGCAAGAGTAATTTCTAATAACACACCTTTCTAAGGAAGATATAATGGACAGCACACAATTAGCAGCTAATGGTAAGGCGCAGGATAAGATATTAGAATTTGCCAAAGCTATACTAACTACCAGACAAAAGCAGAATCCTTTACGGGATAAGTTAGCAGCTATTGATGAAGCATATGCTAGATATAAAACAGCTAAAAGCGAATCAGAAAAGACAGAAGCAGGACAGATGAGCTGTGGTAATGCTTTCGATACTGATGATGTAGTACCTCCTATTGTAGCATCTCAAGTGGACTCCTATGTAGCTTACCTTGCTGACATATTTCTAAGTGGTTATCCCCTATTTCCAGTAGTATCTACTCCTAATAAACGTAAAGCAGCAGAACAATTAGAGGTTTTATTAGATGACCATGCTATGTTAGGTGGCTATGTGCGTCAACTTCTACTAATGATTAAGAATGGCGTCAAATATAATGTATGTGCCTTAGAAATAGAATGGTCAAGCATAGAACAATATACTATTTTATCAGATTACACTAATACTCAGTCTGGTAAGAAGCTAGATAAAGTACCTAAAGGTTACAATTGTATTAAGAACCTAGATATGTATAATACTGTATGGGATATGACAGTAGCTCCTGGTGATGTTGCCACTTGTGGAGATTATGCAGGCTACATTGAGGTAATTTCTAAGACTAAACTCAAAAGATACTTAACTAAGTTAGCAAAAGAAGAGAAAGCTGTTAATATTAAAGAGGCTTTAGCATCTCGTTTTAGTCCTAATAGTGGAGCTCTTACAGTAAACTATCAATTCCCTCCTAATATCAGCCAATATATTGCTAATAATGCAGTTAAAGGTCAGAATACATGGGACTCTTTCTTAGGTTTTGGGGTTAATGCTGCTACTAATGACCCTAAAAACGTCAATCTATATGATGGTTCTAACTATGAAAAGTTTACTCTATATGCACGTATTGCTCCAGTTGACTTAGCTATTCCTTCTGCTGGTGCTAAGACTCCACAGATATGGAAGTTTGTTATAATTAATAGTGATGTAGTAGTATCTGCAGAACGTATCATCTCAGCTTATGATTGCTTGCCTATTATCATGGGACAACCATTAGAAGATGGCTTAGATTATCAAACTCAATCAGTTGCAGAAGGAGCTATGCCATTCCAACGTGCAGCTTCTACTCTATTCAATATTCGCTTTGCTGCTTCACGCAGAGCAGTAAGTGATAGAGCATTGTATAATGCAGACTTAGTATCTCCTTCTGATGTTAATTCACCTTCTCCTGCTGCTAAGATTCCAGTACGATTCAAAGCCTTAAGCAATGCTACCTTTGACCAAGCTTATAGGGATATACCTTTTGATATGCGTGGTACTGATAGTACTATTGCTGATGCTAGAACCATAGTAGGCTTCTCACAAGAACTATCTGGCTTGAATGGTCCACAGCAAGGGCAGTTTCAGAAGGGTAATAAGTCTGTTAGTGAGTATAATGATGTTATGGCAGGTAGTGATGGTAGACTTAGATTGCCTGCATTACTAATGGAATGCCAAGTCTTTACTATTCTAAAACAAATCATGGCTCTTAATATATTCCAGTATGGAGCTAATACTCAAGTAGTATCACAGACTACTGGTGAGATTATAGACATTGATATTGACGCACTTAGAAAAGAAGTACTAAGCTTTAGAGTAGCTGATGGATATACTCCTAAGTCTAAACTAGCAGGTACTGAAATCCTTATGTCTGGCATGAATATGATAATGAATTCTCCTATGCTACAACAAGCATATGGCTCGTCATTACCCGCATTATTTGCTCATATCATGCAATTAGGAGGAGCTAGAGATTTTGACCAGTATACTCCTCAACAACCTCCTGCCCCTACTAGCCCAGCCCTTACTGCTCAATCATTACAAGCACAAGGTGGAGTAAGTACAGACCCTGCAACTGGGGCAGCCGCAGCCGCTATGCCAGCAGGTATGACACCGTAACCTTTACAAGGGAGTATGAAATGCAATTAATAGAAGAAGTAGAATTATCAGAACCAGAGCTTACTCAGATTAGGGAGTTATTAAGAAACCCTAGTATGGTTAAGTATTTACAAGGACTAGCAGTAAGTGCTACTAAGATGTTAGTAGAAATGCCATTAGTAGCACAAAAGATTAAAACAGAAGATGCTATGCAACTAGCTATTCATCACGCGTATATTCAAGGTACTTATAGTACACTGGATACACTTTTACAATTAGGTCAATCAACAGCAACACCAACTAAGGAGTAATATCATGGCACAAGACGGCGGAATGGGAAGTTTAATGGATAAGATACTAGGTCGCAATAAGGATACTAGTAACTCCAATAATACTAACAATAGTAATTCTAATAATCAGCAGCAACCTAATAACATTAACAATCCTAATACTAATAGCAATACTAATGCTAATGGTAATGAAGGCAATGCTAGTGGTATCCTTAATGGTATGGCTGGGCAGAACGCAGATGATAAGAATTCTAAAAATCCTCTTGACGCATACAAGGGAATATTCGATAATGCTAATAAGAAAGAGGCTGATAAGCCCCCTACATTTAGTATTCCTGATGATGCCCTTAATGAAGTAGCTGGTAAGATGAATTTCTTATCTGGTATCAACGAAGAACTACTAACAAAGGCTCGTACAGGGGATGTTGGTGCTCTAATGGACTTAGTAAACGAAGTAGGTCGCAATGCCTATAAAGCTAATATGCAACATATGTCTATGCTATCTAACAACTTTGTTGATTCTAGATTAGCACATGATAGTAAATCTCTCGGCTCTAGAGTAAAGAATGAGTTAACACAATCTGAACTTAGTAATACTATTACAGGGTTCGACCATCCAGTAGTTAAGGCGCAGCTAGTAACTATAGCTAGACAGTTATCACAAGAACATCCTGATGCTACTGCTCAAGAGATAGCAGCCCAAGCCAAGAACTATATCATAGAGTTATCCAAAGCTATTAATCCAGAAGCAAACTCAGCACAAGATAAATCTACTGCTAAAGCAGGAGAAACTGACTGGGAAAACTACTACTAATAGCTCTTATTTTCTAATTATTCTTAAGGAGCTTTATTATGGCTATTACTTCAGGTGTGTTTAATACCACCTTAAATCCTACGGAGTTAAACAAACGCAGTTTCTCTGCGCATATGTTACGCCGTTTTCCTAATGGTTCAGCACCATTGTTTGGTATTACTTCTATGACAGGTAAGTCTAAGGCTAAATCATCTAGCCATGGCTACTTCTCTAAGGTAATGACTTTCATTACTTCTACACTGGCAGCAGGCGTATTAGTAGGTGCTACTAACATTGTTGTGCCTAGTACATCAGGTATGGCAGTAAACCAAATCCTTCATAATGTACGTACACGTGAAAATGTACTTATTACAACTGTAGTAGACGCTACCAATATCACAGTAACTCGTGCCTTTGGTCGTGTAGTTGCAGCTGCTATGAACATTGGTGATGTTCTAATTCAAGTAGGTACAGCTTATGCTGAGAACTCTGTTCGTCCTACTGCACGTCGTATTGATATTACATTCATTCCTAACTTTACTCAAATCTTCCGTGATGGCTGGGCATTATCTGATACTGCTCGTGCTTCAATGGCTGAATTAGAAGGTTATGATAATGTAGCAGAAAACCGTCGTGACTGTGCTTTATTCCATAGTCAGTCTATTGAGTCCGCTATCATATGGGGACAAGCTAAGATGGATGTAAGTGGTCCACAACCTCGTCATACTACTCAAGGTATTATTGATGCTATGCTTCAGTATACTCCTGCCAATATTAGTACAGCAGGTGGTACAACTACTTATGACCAATTGGTTACTCTAACTGACCCAGCATTCCAATTCTCAGCTGACATTGGTAATCCTACTGAACGTTTAGCATTTGGTGATGCACAAGCATTACGCGTGTTACATGCTATTGGTCGTAAATATGGTACAG